AGTGAGTGTGTTTCCGCATGTTGTGAACGGGTCACCAGACTTTCGGCCGCCAGTAACTACCAAATGAACGACGAGCGGATGAAAGTTGAAAACAATTTTCGAAGTCTTTGCTTTGATGAATTTCAGAGCGTCATCGATTACGATGTCGGAATACCCCTGAGCTCGACAGTCTGCAGTGAACAAATCCCAGACGTGATCGACAACTCTTTTCTCGATAGCATCACTAACACGCCGATAAACAGTTGAGTCCATAGCAGTCAAATCGGCAGTGAGTATCCAGTTCATGTTGGCGTTCCGGCATTCAGTGGCGTAATTCTGGAGTTTCTCCGCGGTCATCCGGTACGAGTAGCTTGGCAAAGCTTGTGCGATAGCATCGTTCAGATAGTTCGCCAACAGAAACGGAAGCCCTTGAGCTTTTTCAGCGAGATCAATGACAATTCGGCTTCTTGAGCTCTCATTTGACAAAATTGGGCCGGTGAGAATCTGGTCGGTAGTTTGTTCTTCGTCAGCCTTCAGAAAGCCGACCCAGTTCTCATCAAGCTTTTCACCGGCCTTAAGTCTTGCATGGATAGTTTTATACACGTTTTTCTTTGCTTGTGACCAGCCTTTCTTTGAGTTGATGAGAGTTTCCGCGTCTGGCCTGTGTATGCGCTCGTAGGCGAATCTGATCTTTGGAAGTATTTTATCCATTGCAAGGCGCACAAGCCCCAAGTACTGGTCTGACACTTGGCTTGACGGCGAGAAGAGACGGTCACTAATTGCATACAAAACGTTGCTCAGCGATCGATGACACCATGCAAAAGTGGTTATCAAGCGGCCATCTTTATAAACGTCTGGACCTGTCTGAATTGGATGACGCACTTTCTTTATCGATGACGCGTCGTATTCGCTCGAAAGACGGCAAGCTTCGTCCCAGCTAACGTCCTTTCCTTGCCACTTAAGTTTGATGCTTTGGAGATTCTGATTACTGCGATTCAAAGCGGGAATCTCGTCAAGCGGCTTCCGCAAGTAATAATGTTGTTCTTCGGCACCTCTGATTGGGAGCGGAACGCCAAGATGCTCAAACAGTTGGTACTTTCTCCAATCTGGGACGTATATCGAATTAATTAGGACATTGTGTTGATATATAACGTAGCAGCACGCAACAAGGTAAACGGCGAGAGGTAAGAGATACCAATAGCTGTCCAAAGCGCCAGTTGCGATCGTAGCTGAGAGATGTTCGGCTGCGACCCATGGCTTAAACCAACTTTGGCATTCCCTACACCTAGGGCCACAAATAGGAACCAGAGTGCGAAGATGCGTGCGGACGGCGTGTCGATCATGTCTTGTCAAGAAAACCAAGAGTGTGCGAAGTGCCAATCCGTAGTGGTCGAAACATTGCGACAAATTGCTCAGTGCGAAGGAAGTCCAAATGTGGCGAAAATCAATCAAATGTGAGATTGTGTGCTGTGCGTGAGCCATAGTGTCGCGAATGTTCTTGGTGAAAACGCCCCATGAATGATCAGTGAGTTGCGGTATGAGCGGGAGAGTTGAATCAGCAACGAGTGGCCGTCGAATCAGCCGTCTGTGTCGGAAGGTTGTATAAGCAAGTGCATTGCGTTCTCCACGTCCGACAGATGTGAGCGAAACAGCGCTGATGCTTCCCTCTAGTGTGTAATTCGGGTGCGAGTAATAATCGCCGTTGCCTCTGAAATTCGAAAACACCCAATTTCTCTCCACGAGGCTTGAGCCCTCACCGTCTGCATGGAAATACAAACCTTCCTGTTGTGGGTAGACAACGCCTGTAGCGAAAACATCGACTTTAATACCGAGACCTTCGATGGTTTCAAAGAGGTGGTTCCATGCGTCGCAGTCTAAGTACCAGAACATGTCGTGAAACAGAAAGCGCGTTGTCGTGATCGGATGCTCTAGGTGAGAAGCAACGTCCGCAATGTAATTGCAAAGAGCGTACATGTTCAGAATTCCTTGGCAGTCAGTCGTTTGAGAACCAGTCCACAAGTTCATAATATTAACGCTGGTTCCAGGAGGGATTTCGCCGACGGCTCGTGCCATGTTATCAGCTACCGTGTGCATGTAATGTTGGTCGGCGTTTGTAATGTCTTGGCGGAAGAGTATGTAACTGCAATGACCAGGGTTTAAATTAGTGCGAGCCGCGTGTCGAATGTTCTTCATCGCGGTTGAACCTTTTGTCTGAGTGTCAATGACCAAGGCTCCGTTTTCCCAGAAGTATGAAGCATTCTGTGCTATATTTGCGATGGTGCGCGGCAGAGCGTGCCTCGAAGAACCGACAACATTCTTAAAATAGTCGGCGGGGGTTGCATTACCCTCAGTGGCAATCTTGGCAGCGTGATCGCGCAAAATTTCTCTACCGTGACGTCCAATGTCACC